TACAGGTATAGCAGAGATTGTCCTAGAAGAAATCAAAGAGATGAAACCTGCGACCCAACCTATCATGGATGGGCAGTTACAAGCGGTAGGTGTGAACATCTCAGACCGCACAGTCGTTAAATTACGACCTGTTTTACCTCAAAACTTCTTGATTGACCCTGTCGCTGTGGACGTAGACAGCGCATTGGGTGTAGTGATTGATGAATTTGTCTCACCACACGCCATAGAACAGCTACAGGAGAAGGGTGTATACAAAAATGTCCCCTTCAACTTCGCGTATCCTGACACAGACTTAGATCCTGACCACGAACTTACCACGCAGCCTACCGATAAGACTCGTTTGACCAAGTATTACGGACTTGTTCCCCGCTATTTACTTGAGAATGACGATGAATACGAAGAGGTTGAACAGCTTACAGACGCCGAAGAAGAGACTGACTTCTATGTTGAGGCGATTGTAGTAATAGCTAACGGTGGTACTCTGCTGAAAGCGGAGAAGAACCCGTACATGATGCAAGACCGCCCTGTTGTGGCGTTCCCCTGGGACATCGTACCTTCTAGGTTTTGGGGTCGTGGCGTATGTGAGAAGGGTTACAACTCACAAAAGGCATTGGACGCAGAATTAAGAGCTAGGATCGATGCACTGGCTCTAACAGTCCACCCAATGATGGCGATGGACGCAACTCGGCTACCTCGCGGGGCAAAGCCTGAAGTAAGACCGGGAAAAATCATTCTAACCAATGGTAATCCTGCTGAAGTCTTACAGCCATTTAACTTTGGTCAGGTATCTCAGATTACCTTCGCGCAAGCAGGTGAACTACAGCGAATGGTGCAGACTGCCACAGGCGCAATAGACTCTGTTGGTGTTGGTGGGTCGATTAACGGTGAGGCCACAGCAGCGGGAATCTCAATGTCCCTGGGCGCGGTGATTAAACGTCACAAGCGAACACTGATTAACTTCCAAGAGTCATTTTTGATACCATTCGTTACCAAGGCTGCACACAGATACATGCAGTTTGAGCCTGAACTATATCCGGTATCGGATTATAAGTTTGAGGTTACCTCCTCTCTTGGGGGCATCGCGAGAGAATACGAGGTTACACAGTTGGTGCAGCTTCTACAGACAATGTCTCCTGAGTCTCCGCTTTATCCTGCGTTGATTCAGTCAATCATAGACAACATGAACCTCAGCAACCGCGAGCAGTTGATACAAACTCTACAAGAAGCAGGACAGCCTTCACCTGAGCAGCAGCAAGCACAACAAGCTATGCAGCAAGCGCAAATGGAGTTCCAACAGTCGCAGACTAACGCACTGAACGGACAAGGCGCTGAGTCTCAAGCACGAGCTGCCAAGATCGCAGCAGAGACTAAAGCAATTCCTGTGGAGCTAGAGATAGATCAGATCAAAGCAGTAACATCTAACCTCGCGGCAGGTGATGCGGACGACAAAGAGTTTGAACGCCGCCTCAAGGTTGCTGACGCTGCCCTGAAAGAGAAGAGACTGAACCTTGATACAATGAAGGCCATGCCGTAATGATCACCAAACGAGAACTCGAGGACGTAGTTACACAAGTTAACGTAGTCCTAGATCGGATGGACAAGCGGATTCAGTCTTTAGAGAAGCAACACGAAATCCTTCTTCACGAGGTCAAGAGCTTCGTGCAAGCAAAGCCGAAGGCTAAGAAGAATGGATAAAGAAACAGAACAGTATTATGACGACCGTGCGGATATGTTTTTGACGCAGGGTTGGAAGGATTTTATAGAAGAGCTTCGTGCCAATGCTCTTCAGATTAATTCCGTAGAGTATACGAAAGATGTAAATGATTTGTTCTTTCGTAAAGGTCAGCTCAGTGTACTGGCTGACATACTCAACCTAGAATCTGCAATGAACCATGTACAAGAGGATAGCAGTGATGTTGATAATCTTTGATTTCCAATGCGAACAAGGCCATGTCCATGAGGCAATGGTGAATCGCGATAAGGTAACCGAAGGTTATAGGCGTGACTGTCCTGAGTGCGGTGGTTCTAGTAGTAAGATGATCTCACCTGTTAAGTCGGTACTCGACCCCATCTCCGGTTCTTATCCGGGAGCTACTATGAAATGGGCTAAGGATAGACAGGCGAAGATTAAACACGAACGCAAGGTAGCCGAATCATAAGTCCTTCGGGGTAGCTTAGAATTGGTCTTGTCTCCATAGGAGTTTAATAGTGGCACAACTTATTGACGAAGTGACGAACGAGGTAGATGAAGAAATACAACAGGAAGCGGTCTCGGAAAATACTGAAGAGGTAGCCGTAGATGACACCCCAGAGCATTACAGGGGGAAAACTCCTGCTGAGTTGATCAAGATGCACCAAGAGGCAGAGTCCCGCATCGGTCAGCAAGGACAGGAAGTAGGTCAGCTAAGGAAAGTTGTAGACGATTTCATTCTTAATCAGACCAAAGTCAACGAACCGGAACAGGCTGAAGAGATAGATTTCTTTGCTGAACCCGACAAAGCTGTTGATAGCAAAATTGCAAACCATCCAACCATTAAACAGTTGGAGCAATTGGGCAATCAAATGAAACAAAGTCAGACGCTTTCGGCTTTACAGCAGAAGCATCCTGACATTAAAGAGATTGCTATGGACGCCAACTTTCAAAAGTGGGTGGTCGGCAGCAAGATCCGTTCAGAGTTATACGAGCGAGCAAACAACAAGTACGACCATGACGCAGCAGATGAATTGTTTTCTTCTTGGAAATCAACTCAAGACGTTGCGCAACAAGCCGTAAGTGTTGAGCGCAAAGAGCGTAAACAAACTTTGAATGCAGCTTCAACGGGCGGTGCTAATGGAAGTTCAGAAGCACCAAGCAGAAAGATCTATAGACGAAGCGACATTATTGAACTAATGCGAACCAACCCGAAACGCTACCAAGCTATGTCTGATGAGATATATAAGGCGTATCAGGAAGGCCGTGTAAAAACAAGCTAACCTTTGAGAGATTATTATGACTACTTCTACTTATCCTAATATGGGTGGCGCAGTAACTAACACTACTGCTGCTACATTTATCCCTGAAATTTGGAGTGACGAGATTCGTGCGGCGTATGAGAAAAACCTCATCCTGGCGAACCTAGTCAAGAAAATGGGTATGACAGGCAAGAAGGGTGACATCATCCACATTCCTGCTCCTATCCGTGGCGATGCGTACGCGAAAGCGTCAGCAACTGCTGTCACAATCCAAAGCAACACAGAGAGCGAAGTGCAAGTTGCAATTGACAAGCACTACGAGTACTCACGCATCATCGAAGATATTACAGAGACTCAAGCTCTTGCTTCGCTCCGTAACTTCTACACATCTGATGCGGGCTATGCTCCCCCGCGTCAGGTAGACACAGACCTCTTTACACTTGGTAAGTCACTAGGTGATGGCGATGGCTCTGCTTGGACTAACTCTGCTGCGTTCTACTGTGACGCAACTGGTGGTCTGACTGCCTACGCTAATGACACGGTTACTACTGCTGACGTATTTACTGATGCTTGTTTCCGCGCTTTGATTCAGAAGCAGGATGACGCCGATGTCCCTATGGACAACCGTGCGTTTGTTATTCCTCCTTCACTGCGTAACGCAATCATGGGCGTTGAGCGTTATGTATCTTCTGACTTTGTTGGTGGTCAGACTGTACAGAACGGTAAGATCGGTAGCCTATACGGCGTTGACGTATACGTTACTTCTAACTGCCCTGTTACAGAAGCAGCAGGTGACAACACTGCGGGTGGTGAAATCAAGGCAGCAATGCTCATCCACCAAGACACTATGATCTTGGCAGAGCAGATGTCAGTACGTTCACAGACTCAGTACAAGCAGGAGTTCCTCGGAACACTGTATACTGCTGATACTCTGTACGGTGTCAAGACTTACCGTCCTGACAGCGGCTTCATCATGGCTGTTAACGGCTAGTGGAGATGGGGGTAGGGAAACCTGCCCCCTTATCTTATGCGTAATAAAGACCCAAAATTAACCAGGCTCGGATTAAGTGGGTATAACAAACCCAAAAAGACTCCTAACCATCCCACCAAAAGCCATGTTGTATTGGCGAAAGTCGGTGATCAAATCAAGACTGTTCGATTCGGACAGCAGGGTGTGACGGGCGCAGGGAGCAATCCCAAGACTGCCAAAGACAAAGCGCGAAAGAAATCATACTACGCTAGGCATAACGCTCAAGACTCAAGCCCTTCAAAACTATCTGCAAGATACTGGTCGCATAAAACCAAGTGGTAACTACAGGAATTTAACATGGCAACGATAGTAACCAAGAACAGCTCAACTGCTTCAGCCGTACCAACTACAAGTGACTTGGTTCAAGGCGAACTCGCTGTCAACGTCACAGACAAAAGAATTTTCACAGAGAATGCGTCTACACAGATTGTAGAACTGGGTACTAATCCTTCTACTGTTACCACTGCTACAGCTACCGTTACTGGTACGCTAACAGCCAACGGTACTTTTGCATCTAGCAACGCAGTCATTACAGGCGGTTCAATCAACTCTA